ATGATCTTCTAGCACTTCTTCTTGATGATCTTCTAGCACTTCTTCTTGATGATTTTCTAGCACTTCTTCTAGCACTTCTTCTAGCACTTCTTCTAGCAGTTCTTCTAGCAGTTCTTCTAGCAGTTCTTCTAGCAGTTCTTCTAGCACTTCTTCTAGCACTTCTTCTTGCACTTCTTCTAGCACTTCTTCTAGCAGTTCTTCTAGCACTTCTTCTTGCACTTCTTCTAGCACTTCTTCTTGATGATCTTTTTCCTCCGAGTAATTCTGAAGTTGTATAGCTACCACCCATCATAAAAAAACCTGGTAATACCATTTATTATATATATAATTAGATTTTTATTTATTCATAAATATTAATTGTTTCTTCTAACAAAGTAGTTTCTTCATCAATATATGGATCAATTGGATGGCAATTATAAAATAAGAATTCTAATAATGAATCAGAAGTATCATTTTTATTATGAAATAAATTAAAATTGTAATTATAAGTAATATTTTTAAAATCTAAAAATATATTCACAATATCTTCAGAATATTTACATTCAAAATAATCTAATAAATATTCTTCACTATCAAAATAATCTTCATTATTTGTATTTTCTAAGATATTATTATTTTTTACTGGATTAACATATTTATTATATATAAATTCTGTAAATTTTTTATAAAAAGTATCAATATCGGATAATAAATTTAATTCTTTATTTTTACTAATGTAATGATATAAATAATCAAATAATATATTAATTATATCTTTAATTTGAATATTAGTATATTTATTTTTAATATTTAGCCATTTATTTAAAGTTATTTTCATTTAAATTATTTAAGAATTATATTTTTAAATATAAAATAATTTAAAAATGAAAATTGCTATATCTGGAAAAATGTGTTCTGGAAAATCAACAATATCTAAAATAATACAAGAATATGATAATAGATATGAAATATTTTCATTTGGAAAAAAGATTAAAATATTAGCAAATGAATTATTTGGAATGGATGTAAATATTAAAAATAGATCATTATTAATAGAAATTGCAAGTAAAATGAGAGAAATAGATATAAATGTATGGGCGAATTATATTATAAATCAAACAAAAGATAAAGAGTATTGTATAATAGATGATTTAAGATTTCAAAATGAATTAGAATTATTAGAACAAAATGGATGGAAAATTATTCAATTAAATATAAACGAGGATTTACAATTAGAAAGAATTAAAAATCTATATAAAGAAGATTATAAAGATCATATAAAAAATAAAAATCATTTATCTGAAAAAAATAAATTAAAATTTAAAGTAGAACCTTTAGTAATAGATAGTTCTAATAATTTAGACACAATAAAAGAAATTATTATTAAAAATATATTAAATGAATAATTTAACCTAGAGTTTTAGGACTTAATATAGCTATTGTAATAATAACAATTGGTAGGAATAAACTATTAAATTGGAATACTTTAATATTATTATCTAATACATTTATCTGAGCTTCATCACAATTACATTGTTCCCTTGCTCTTAATAATCTAAAATAATGAACGAATTGTAAAATTGTTATAAAAATAGCAATAAATCCAATAAAGTTAAAGTTCATATCCATACTTATTCCATTCATTGAATTTCTAATAGATTGTGAAATAATTAAAACATAAACAAAATATAATGTATAAAATATTGAATAAAAGACCCAAGAATTATTTAATAATAAATCATTTCTTTCACGAGCATCCCATTCAAAAAAATCAAAATCTTTTGTATTTCTAAACATATCTAATAATATAAATAAAGAAAATGCCATATAACTCATAGTAAATATAAATGTTTGGTTACATAGTAAATCTGAAGTAGAACAATTATTTTTCCAAACTCCAAACCAAATAGCAAAAACAACAAATATATATAATATAAAAGTTAATATAGTTTTTATTAATAATTTATTACTGTAAAACTTATATAAATCAATATTAAGAGTAGCCATAGCAGCCGCAGAGGGATCCACAAAATCTTGGTCATTTTCATCATATCTTGGTAATGGTGTATGTTTTATATTACTATAAGCAGAATAAATAATTATTGCAGTTGATATAAGTGTAATAACTGGTAAAATTATATTTGTTTTAGCAGATGAAACCATATTTAATATAGCAAACATACCATATATAATACCTGCTGTAACTTCAAATGCACCTGGAGACATTGATGAATCAGGTGAAATAAGTATATCTTTTTTATAACGAGCTATAATAAATACTATTAAACTAATACATAGAAAAAATTGGAATACTGAATGAAATTTATCTGCATAATTTGTAAAATTTGTCATATATATATATATATTTATAATATAAAAAAAAATTATAATAAATATATATATAATGATTAAAATAAATAATAATATAATATTAGAAATAAATGGAAAATATTTTAATACTTTTGAAACTAATATAAGTAATGTAAATAATACTAATAAAAAAAAATATAAAAATGTAACTAAAACTATTTTAAAATTACAAGATATTTATGGAATAGAATTAAATGTTAATTATATATTAAATGAAACAGAAAATGAAAAAGAAGTAGTAAATAAACCTATGGATAATAAAGGAGGAACTACTACAAAAAATATATTTATTAATAAAAAATTTTTAAAAGGAGGAAGTTGAAGTTCAACTAATGAGAAAGAAGAAGAAAAAGAAGGTGGAGATATTCAAGATGACATTGATACTCAAGACGGTGGTCAATGAGGAGTTCAACCATTTCAAAGGGGTGGTCAATGACCAGATTCAATGACGCCATCCCCAATAGGTGGCGAATAAGATCTGGATCGATAAAATTTATAAATTATAAATCTGTGACGAATATATTTTTAAAAATAAAAATATATACTGAGATTAAATAATTTTTAAATTTGAAAATATTTAAAAATTAAACATTTAAATTAAATAATCAAATAAAAAATGCATTTACTTATTAAACCAGAAAATATATTAGTTACAATAACTAATGAAGGTTCTTCAACAACTACAGAATTTGAAAATTTATACAGAGAACATTCGCAACCACATGAAGGAGACGCTGGTTTAGATTTATTTAATCCAGAAGATATAATTATTGGACCAAATGAAAAAGGTGTAACAGTTGATTTAAAAATACAATGCGAGGCATTTGTTGATTCATCAAAAGAAAACAATTGTTGGTATTATTTATATCCAAGATCATCTATTTCTAAAACTCCATTAAGATTATCAAATTCAACTGGTATCATTGATGCAGGATATAGAGGAACTATTATGGCCAAAGTAGATAATGTTAAAGATGTTGAATATACAATTAAAGCTGGAAGTAGATTATTCCAAATAGTACCGGCTATAGTAACACCAGATAATATGGGAATTACATTTGAAGTAGTGAATAGTTTAAGTAATACAGAGAGAGGTAATAGAGGTTTTGGTAGTAGTGGTTAAATTATTTTAAAGAGCAACCAATAGCTAAATAACCGCATATTCCAAATATTATAGATTTTATCCATTTTGTTTTCATATAAGTATATATTTCCGCCCATTTTTTAACTTGATTTGTTGTAGTTAAATCATGTAACATTAATTTTGATTTGGGATGTATTTTATAAAATACTAATTGTATTCCTAACACAATTGCTAAATACTTACAAATAGATATATTTTTTTTATTTTTTTGATTTATAATATAATATAATCCAGCAAATAAACCTATCATAGTTCCAGTAATATATATTTGTGTTCTTTCTAATATAATTTCTTTATATTTCTTTTTTTGTTCTTCATTTAGTAAATCATTAAATTCATAAAAATGGTCTTGTTTAGTGTCTATAAAAGACATATAAAAACTAGCAAGTAATAAACTAATTCCAATAAAACAATAGATATTATTCATTTATATATTAAAAATAAAAAAAAAATAATTAATAATGAATAAAGAATATGAAATAATTGATACAAGAGGAATTAAATCCTTTAAAAAGGAAACATTTAGTGGATATAAAAAAGCAGATGTTATTAAAACTTTATTAAAAAGTATAGATTCTAAAAAAGTAGAAAATGCAAGTAATTGGTTAGTAGAATGTATAGTTTCAGGATATATAATAGATATATGGGAAAAATTATTAATATATAGTACAAGTATAATAAATATAAATAATCCTAAATTACCAAATATTTTATATAAGAAAAATGTGTTATTTTATAATATTATTGGAAGATATAATATTCATAGTAATAAAGAGGAAATATTATTATTAAGAAATAATTTAGAATTAAGACATATATTTTTATCTTTATTAGGATTAATTATATCATCTGATAAAACAAAAAGATATGATAATTATCCAAAAATAACAGAAGATGATTTTGAATTTGATAATGTTGTAAAAAGATTACATTCACAATTTAATTTATTACCAACTAATTTTATAAAATTTAATGAACCTGAGGAATTAAAATTAATAGTAAATGAAATATATCATTATTTAAAAGATAAAAAAGGTGGATATGAAAAGAGTATATATTGGATAATATGGTTAATAGAATGGGAAAAATTAAATAAAAAAAAATTAAAAAATTGGAATATAAACGAAAGAAATATAGAAGTAAAAAAAAAATATAGATCAGATGTAGTTTGGATAATATGGGAATTAATATTTTTAGAATCTAAAAATGTAGATGAAAAAATAGATAAACAAATAAAATCTTTATATGAATTGTTTATATTTGATTATAATTTACAAAAAAAGAATAAAAGATTAAGTTATTTATATCAAGCTGTATGTTATTTAACTCATGATATAGATTTTGATATTGAAATATTAGATAGTATGGATGTTTATTTAAGATTGCAAATAAACGCAAATATATTATTTAAGTTCAAAAAGACAAATGAAAAAAATGATATTAAATTAATGCCAAAACCAAAAGTTAAAAAAGAAAAAAATAAAAGTAAGAAAGTAACAAGTAAAGAAAAATGTATGGATAAATTAGATATTTTTAATAATTTAGATACTATAACATAAAAAAAATAATATATGTTTGTTATATATTAATAATGTTTCATTTTTTAGATTTTAAATCTGATGTTACAAATTTACTTGTTTATTTTTTATTAGTTGCTATATTTTTTGGTTGTATGTTACATTTTTTAAAAGAAAGACAAGAAATATCTCCATTTATAGTCGGTTCACAAAGAAATAAGCGTAGATAAAGATATAGTTAATTTAAATATTTAAGTAATTCTTTATAATCCCATTTTTCATTGTAAGATATTAATTTAAGTAATTGTATATTTTGCATTCTTATAAAAATAGTTAATTGTTCAAGTAAATCATATTTTTTTGTAATCTTCATTATTTAAAAATCTTATTTAACAAATATAAAATATATATATATTCAAATTAAAATGAATCTATATAAAATAAATAAATTATTTATTATTATTATTTCTAGTTTATTTTTATTATTATTATTTAGTAATAAAAAACAACTATTTACAGTTGGCGCAGAAAGTTCATATAGAAATATTTATGGAGACCCATTAGAAAAATGTAGAACTGGAACAGATAATGGTTCTTGGGATCCTGATGGATATTGTAGTGAAAAAGATGGAGGTGTTCATCAAATATGTTTTGAAGTAACATCTAAAAGAGAAAATTTTTCAAAAGTGACCGGTCAAACAGACTGGTCAACAGAAAGGGTAGGTAATAATCATTGTATGTGTTTAGGTGCTTGGGCCCTTTATAAAGCAAAGGGGGAGGGAGATGGCAATGAATTAGTATGTGAGGCTATCCCAGAAATGGCTTTAGACCCAACATATATAGATAATTGGAATACATGGAATGGGAATGAATTAGATGATCAAATTATAGATGGAGTTAATAGTTTAGTCGAGCAATGTTATAATAAACAATCTAATATAGATAAACAATCTAATATAGATAAAAAAAATTATTTAAAAGAAAAATATGATAATTTAAGAAGTAATTATACCGATTCTGATTGGAATAGTATAATAGGTGATTAATAAAAAAAAATAATTTTTTAAAATTTGAAATTACTTAAAATATTGATTATACTATATGATAAATACAATGAGAGTCAAAAAAAGAAATGGTTCATATGAAGATGTTTCTTTTGATAAAATTTCTAATAGACTAAAATCATTATGTATAAATCCAGATTTAGAAGTTTTAGATATAGATACAAGTATTATTGCTCAAAAAATTTGTGGTGAAATATATGATGGAGTTAATACTACTGAATTAGATATATTATCTTCAGAAGTAGCTATATCAATGTATTCTCAAGATATTAAATATAAAAAATTAGCAAATAGAATTATTATTTCAAATCATCATAAAAATACAGATTCAAAATTTTCAAATGTTATTAATGATTTATATAATCATCGTGATGTACACAACACGAATATACCAATAATAAATGAATATTTACATAATTTAGTTATGGAAAATATAGATTTAATTGATAATAAAATAGATTATAATCGTGATTATTTATTTGATTTCTTTGGATTCAAAACATTAGAAAAAAGTTATTTACTTAAAATTAATGGTAAAATAGTAGAAAGACCTCAACATTTACTAATGAGAACAGCTTTAGCTATTCATAGGAATGATTTAGAAAAAGCATTTGAAACATATGATTATATGTCTATGCATAATTTTATTCATGCTACTCCTACATTATTTAATTCTGGTACTAATAGAGAACAATTTTCAAGTTGTTTCTTATTAACAATGGAAGATGATTCAGTTGATGGAATATTTGATACATTGAAAGATTGTGCTAAAATATCTAAATATGCGGGTGGAATTGGTTTATCTATTCATAATATTCGTGCGAAAAATAGTTTTATAGCAGGTACAAATGGAATATCAAATGGAATAGTTCCTATGTTAAAAGTTTATAATGATACAGCAAGATATATAGATCAAGGTGGAGGTAAAAGGAACGGTTCATTTGCTATTTATTTAGAACCGTGGCATGCTGATATATTTGAATTTATAGAATTGAAAAAAAATCATGGAAATGAGTTAGAAAGGGCAAGAGATTTATTTTATGGATTATGGATATGTGATTTATTTATGGAAAGGGTAAAGGCAAATGAAATGTGGTCCTTATTTTGTCCCCATAAATGTCCTGGATTATCAGATGTTTATGGAGATGATTTTAAAAAATTGTATGAAAAGTATGAATCGGATGAATTATATGATAAACAGGTTAAAGCACAAGATTTGTGGTTTGCTATTTTAACAACTCAAATAGAAACAGGAGTTCCATATTTAGTTTATAAGGATGCATGTAATATTAAATCAAATCAATCAAATTTGGGAACAATTCATTCTTCTAATTTATGTACTGAAATTATTGAATATTCAAGTCCGACTGAAACAGCTGTATGTAATTTAGCATCAATTTCATTAAAAAGTTGTTTAGAGAGTGAAAATACAGATGATTATTTAGTTCAAATTTATTATAAACCAGATTGTATTTATTGTAAATTAGCTGAAAATTTATGTAAATCGAAAAATATTAACTATGAGAAAAAACATTATACAGAATTAAGTTTAGCTCAAGATGTAGATAAATCTGTATTAACATTTCCTCAAATATATATTAATTATAAAGATATTTCTAAAAAAGATTATATTGGTGGATTTGAGAAATTTGAGAAATATTTAGCACCTAAATTTAATTATAATAAATTAAAAGATATTAGTAAAATATTGACTAGAAATTTGAATAATATAATTGATTATAACTTTTATCCAACAGAAAAAACAAAGCGTTCAAATTTATTACATCGTCCAATTGGATTAGGAGTTCAGGGTTTAGTAAATGTATTTTATGAAATGAAATTATCATTTGATAGTTCAGAAGCTAGAGAAATTAATAAAAAGATATTTGAAACTATTTATTATGGTTCATTAGAAGCATCTATGGAATTATCAAAAGAAAGAGAGGAAAATTATAATTTATTAGTAAGTAATACAGAAATATCACAAGAAGATATTAAAAAAGAATTAAATATGATTGATGAAGAATTAGATAGAACTGAATATATGGGTTCATATTCTAGCTTTATAGGTTCTCCTGTATATAACGGTATATTACAATTTGATATGTGGGAACATTCAGTTGATAATAGTTTATGGAATTGGGATATATTAAGAGAAAATATATCTAAATATGGAATTCGGAATAGTTTATTAGTGGCTCCTATGCCAACTGCATCAACTTCACAGATATTGGGTAATTATGAATGTTTTGAACCGATTATATCAAATATATATACTAGAAGAGTTTTGGCTGGAGAATATGTAGTATTGAATGATTATATGGTAGATGATATTAAATTATTAGAAAAATGGGATACAGAGATGAAAGAAAAAATAATTGTGAATGATGGTTCTATTCAAAATATTTCTGAGATACCTAAATTTATTAGAGATAGATATAAAACAGCTTGGGAATTAAAACAAAAAGATATAATTAATATGGCTATTGATAGGGGTAAATTTATATGTCAATCGCAAAGTTTAAATTTATTTATGGAAAGTCCTTCATTTACAAAATTAACATCAATGCATTTTTATGCTTGGGAAAAAGGATTAAAAACAGGTATTTATTATTTGAGATCTAGACCATCTTCTAAAGCTATACAGTTTACAGTATCTCCAGAAATTTGTGAAAATTGTAGCGCATAGTTAATTATATAAAGAAAATATATATTATATATATATTATGGTTATACATTATAATATTGATAATATATACGATATTATAAAAAGTGAAGAATTTATAAGTAATTATAATAAATTATCTGAATCTGATGAAAAAATAAAAGAGATAAAATTATTTTTAGAAACCATTAAAAAAAATAAAAATTATTATAGATTAAATATAAATCCATTAGTTAATTTAAATAGTTCAGTTGATATTACAATTATTAAATCAATTACAAATAATATTAATAAGATAACAGATATAAATAAAGATATAATTTATAAAGAAATATTAGATATATTAAATAATAAAAATTTAGAAACTATTAATATTGTAGTTAATATTTTGATAGATTCTATTATAATAAATTCAAGTTTTAGTGAATTATATATAGGATTATTAAAACAAATTATATTAAAATATAAAATTGATTTAAATATTTTAATAGATAAATTTCATAATTTATTGTATAAAAATTATAAAGATACAGAAATTAAAGATTATTATAATTTATTATGTGAGAAAAATAAATGTACAGATAATTCTATTGGATATAGTAGTTTAGTTGTTAGATTAGAAAATAATAATTTAATAGAAAATAAGGTAGATAAATTAGTAGATGAATTAATTACTAAGTTTGATATTAATAATCAAGAAGATTTATATAAATATATTTTGTGTATATTTAATATAGTAAAATTAAAAGATATTAAAAAAGAGGATAAAATATATCAACAAATTAAAGAAAAAATAGATTATGTATCTCAAAATATTGAAAATAAAAAAATTAAATTTAAAATAATGGATATAAATGATATATTAGATTCATAATATTTTTTTTAAGAGCAAAATCATTATAAATTCCCCATACTTATTTAATTGTGACTACCTATTTTCCTTATAATAGATTATCTAAGATGAATTGATATTCTTTAATTTTATTTTCATATTTTACATACTCATCTGCCTTGTACATAGTTAAATCATCAAGTGTATCATGTTTTTTCCAAAGTGGCATCCCTTCAACATTTA